GGGCATATGACACGCAGCAGGAAGCCGAGGCGCGTGTCACCAAAGAGGGCGGCGAGAAGGAAGGGTGGGCGGCACTCGACACCCCGCAGCACCTGTGCCTGCTGATCAACCCGGAGACGCACGAAGCCGAGGAGATCATGGTTTCCATGCCGCGCACCAAGGCCAAGATTTCGCGCCAGTGGAACTCGATGATCCGGCTGGCCGGTGGTGATCGCTTCTCCCGCGCCTACACCTTCGGCACCGCCCTGGAAAAGAACGACAAGGGCGATTACTACAACCTGACCGTTGCGTTGGCCGGGTTCCCCAGCAAGGATGTATACGTCAAGGCTGAGGAACTCTACAAGCGGATCGCGTCCGGTGCCCGCAAGGTGGTCATGCATACCGACGACATCGCCGGCGGGGAAGTCGATCCCGAGATGTGATGAGCGGACAGCCGGCCAGATGAAGACCCCGTGGGTGATGGGGCTGGCCGGCGACACGACGCCGCGCGGATCTCGCCCGCTGCCGCCGTTGTGTCTCCTCGACGCAGGCAAGTTGCCGGTCCCGCGACAAATCACCCTAACCGGCACCCCTCATTTTACTGAACGGGATAGAGAATGAGCGAAGATTTGGAACCAAAAGGTCTAACCGGCTTGATCACCGGTGATGAGAAGGTCGTGTTGTTCTTCGAGAACCCGGACCTCGCAAATGCCTACGTCAACAAGCTACAGGCGTACATGAGCACATACCGGGTCGTGACCGGGGCATTGAAATGAATCACGTCTACGAGAAGCATGAGAACTGTCGCCGCGAGCACTGCTCTGTCTGCGACGGCGGGTTGTCGATCTGCACGGTGTGCCGCTGCATTGAAGGGTCGTTGGCCACTGAGTGCCCCGGCTTCGATTGCTGGAGAACCCACGGCGACGCCATCTACCGGGGTGAGATCGATTTCGTGGGCGGTAAGTGGGTTAAGAAGGGTGAACAGTCATGACCTATCGTAAAACGGGGATCAAAGACCTCTGGTACGGGATCATCATCGCCGCATACTTTGGCCTTCTGGGTGGAGTAGCGGTCAGCATCGTGTTGGCAATCGGTCAGTGGACCGTCGGGTTGGTGTGCAGATGAAAGCGGTAGCTATTTACGGTCCGCCGGGGACCGGCAAGACTCATTCGATGGTGTGGTTGTGCAGCAAACACGCGGCACACGGGCCGGTTTGGTTCCTATCCTTCACCAAGGCAGCCGCTATCGAGGCGGCCAGCAGGATCAAATCGGAGATGGTCCGCCCCTCCACGCTCCATGCGCTGGCCTTCCGTGAACTCAGCATCGCGCCGGGGTCCGTGGTCGATCGCCGCAAACTCATCACGTTCAGCAAGCAAGTCGGAATCCCGATATCCGGAGCCGATGAGAACACGATGGACGAGCAGCTTGAGGGCGACGAGTACATTTCCGCGATGTCCTACGCGAACAATACGCTGCGGGACCTGATGGAAGTGTACGACGAGCGGGGCAGACCGGGGACGATCCCCAGATTCGAGATGTTCGTCAAGGCATATAAGGCGTGGAAGGATACCTTCGGGTACATCGACTTCGATGACATGCTGCAGTATTACGCCGAGACGGAAAACGAGATGGACCACCGGGTGGTATTCCTTGACGAGGCACAGGACTGCTCGCCCTTACAGTGGAAGGCATTTAATCGGGTAGTGCAGCGCTCGAGCCACGTTTATATCGCCGGTGACGATGATCAGGCGATTTTTGAGTGGTCGGGTGCTGACCCCCATGGGATGCGTAAGTTCGTCGAAACGAGGGCCGGCAGGTCTGACATACTGGCGCAGTCCTATCGGGTTCCGAAGGTGGTGCACTCCTTCGTGCACGACAACATCCTGAGCCGGATCGGGGACCGAGTGGAGAAGGTGTTCGGCCCGACGGCTAACGAGGGTGATATCGAGTTCTTCGGCTCCCCACATGAGATGGACTGGCACTCAATCCAGGGCAAGGACGTCATGGTTCTGGTGCGTGACCGGTTCCGGGGGCTGGAGATCCAGCGGATGTTGAATGCGGACATGATTCCGTACCGCATGAACGGCGGGTCGTCGCCCTTTGACAACCGGATCGCGCATTCAATAAGGGCCATCAGGAAGGCGAATGCCGGGGAACAGGTTACGGGTAAGGAACTAGACGCACTGTCGCATGCCCTCAACAACGCGGCCATTAAGAAGGGGGACTTGAGCGATGTTCTTGGAAAGCAGTGGCAAGACGTGCTGCACCTGACCCCCGACAACATGGATTTCTACGAGGCGGCCGATCTCGACGCGCCGCTGACAGTGACCTTGTCCACGATCCATCAGGCAAAGGGCCGGGAGGCGCAAGACGTGATCGTGAACGTCGAGCTCCCTGATCGGGTTTTGAACACACTGACGAATGACATAGGGCAGGATGCCGAGCGGCGCGTCATGTACGTCGCCTTCACACGCACAAAGAACAGGGTGACGGTATGCGGCGAGAACCCATTAATTTGAGCCGGCTGGCTGAGTACCCGATCATCTCGGTCGACGTGGAAACGACCGGGCTGTACTGGTACAAGGATGAACTGTTCGGGGTAGCTGTCGCCGCCTTTGATGACGACGTGATGTACAGCGGGTATTGGGACATCAGAAAGTCCCCCAAGGTCCTGCAGGTCCTCAACGAGCAGCTGCCCAAGGTCAAACGGCTGGTCAATCACAACGTCAAGTTCGATGCCCACTTCCTGCTGAATCACGGCATCAGGACTCCGTTCGACAGGACCGAATGCACATCGGTGCGGGCCGCCCTTCTCAACGAGCACGAACCGAGTTTCAGTCTCGATTCCTTGTGCAAGGCCTATTTGAATAAGGGCAAACGAGTCGACGTATACGACAGGTTGGCGGAGTTGTTTGGCGGCAAGGCCGACAAGTCGCAGATGAAGAATCTCCATCGGGCTCCGGTCGGCGTCGTGTCGGAGTACGCGGTGCCGGACGCCGAACTTGCCATCGAATTGTGGTTGCATCAAGAAAAACACATGAGCGGGTTAGAGCAGGTGTGGAATCTTGAGCGCGAGCTGACTTCAGTGCTCATTGACATCGAGCGTAATGGTGTGCTTATCGACGAAGAAGATGTCGAGAGGAAGTTGCGCAGCATCGGACCCACCAAAGATAAGCTAGTCAAGAAGCTGCTGAAGATCGCCGGCAAGGATTTCAATGACAAGCTGTTCAATTCGCCGAAACAGATGCGCGAATTGTTCAAGGTGTGCGCCGATGAAGAGGGCCATTGGTACGCCGGCCCTGTCAAGTTAGTAATAACTGACGCAGGTAATCCATCCATCGATGCGGATGTGTTACGATTACTGTCTGAGACGCATAACGACGAGCGGGCGGATCTTATCCTTAGGGTCAAGAAGCTTGATAAGGCGCAGCAGTTCCTGAACAATCACATTAAAGGACATCTGCACGATGGAAGAGTTTTCCCAAACTACAACCAGACCAAGACCGAAAAGGGCACTGGCACTGGCACTGGCCGTTTCTCAATTGATGACCCTGCTCTTCAGCAGATTCCGGCCCGCGATGTTCAAATGGCCGAGATCGTCAGGTCGGCCTTTATACCTGAAAAGGGTGAAGCGTGGTGTTGTGCGGATTGGGAGCAATTCGAATTTCGTTGGTTCGCGCACTACGTCAATGACGAGCAACTCAACGGCACGTATCTACGAAATCCCGACTCGGACTTCCACAAGACAGTAGCGGACCTGACCGGCCTGCCCCGGTCACCTAGATTCGCGGGGGACGCTAACGCCAAGCAAATCAATCTCGGCCTCGTCTTCGGGATGGGGCAGGGGAAGCTTGCCGCCGAAATGGGCTTGCCGTACGAAATACAGTACCGGCGGTTCAAGGACGGCGAGACTAAGGAAGTGTACATCGCCGGCCCCGAGGCCGAGGCGGTGTTCGAGAAGTATCATTCTTCGATCCCCGGCGTTAAGGCACTACTTGAGCAAGCTGGCTCGATAGCCAAGGCGCGCGGCTATGTGAAGACGATCATGGGCCGCCGCCTCAGGTTTCCGGGCGGCAAGTATACACACAAGGCTGGTGGGCTGGTGTTCCAAGGGACATCGGCCGACTGCAACAAAGCGAAGATGATAGAGCTTTACCACAGCGGGCACAAGCAGGGCGACTACCGCATCCTTCTGTCTGTGCACGATGAGTTTGATTTCTCGCTACCCAAGGGTAACAAGAAGGTGCCGGAGATCAAGCGAAGGTTGGAAACTTTCGATGGGAAGGAGTGCCCGATCATGTGCCGTATACCCATCCGGTCATCAGTGAATGTCGGGCCAAATTGGTATGAGGCTAGCAAATGAGGACACTACACATCATCACCGACATGCAATTCGGCAGCACCGGCAAGGGTCTGTTCGCCGGGTATATCGCCGAAATGAAGGATATCGACACCATCATCACGGCGTGGGGACCGAACGCGGGACACACTTATGTAGATTGGTCCGGCCGGAAGTTCGTGCACACGATGCTCGCAAACGGGATCGTTGGTGCGGGGGTCAGGATGGTGTTGATCGGTCCGGGGTCCGTGATCAACCCGGAGGCGCTGCGTGCCGAGATCCGTGGGGCCATTGACGTGCTCGAGAAGCATGAGATCGCGATCCTCATCCACGAGAACGCGGCGGTGGTAACCGAGGAGCATCGTGCCGCCGAGCGCGAGTACGGCTTCAAGATCGGCAGCACGATGAAAGGTACGGCGCAGGCAATGATCCAGAAGCTGCGCCGCGACCCGGATCACCTGAACACGGCCGGCGCTATCCTGCGCAAGGACAAGTTCTTCGCGCCGATGGTCGTCGATTCGGATGTATGGATCGATTTGATCAAGAATCGCGCCCGCAATGTGTTGATCGAGGGGGCGCAGGGGTTTTCCCTTTCGATCAACCACGGCTTCTATCCGTACACCACCAGCCGGGATTGCACGACGGCACAACTGCTCGTGGACTGCGGCATCCCGATGGATTTTCTCGTGCATTCGGTGCCGACCGTTTATGGGGTGTGTCGCACCTACCCGATCCGCGTCGCGAACAGATTCGATGCCAACGGGAACCTGATCGGAACTTCCGGCCCGCATTACCGTGACCAAGTGGAAACGGATTGGGAAGCACTGGGCGTCGAACCTGAACTTACGACCGTGACCAAGCTGGTACGCCGAGTGTTTACGATCAGCTACCATCAACTCGTCAAGGCCACGCAGATGAACGGGGTGTCGTTCATCTTCCTCAACTTCGCCAACTACGTCAGCCAATCGCAACTCGAAGACATGACGGCCGAGATCAACCGGCAGACCGGGGCGATCGTGCGGTGGCACGGTTTCGGGCCGAAGGTCAACGACATCCGCACGGTTTTGTGAGGGGCGGCCATGGCAACAAGACAGGATGTAGTAAGGGCCATCTGCGAGGAACGTGGTTTCCAGAACAGCAAGCATGGAACCATCGAGATGGTCCCTCACACTCCGGCCGGGTGGTTGTTCCTCATCCGGCACGAATTGCAGGAGGCCGAGCATGCCCTGATCAAAGGTGGGATGGGGCGCGACGCATGGCGGCACGAACTGGTGCAGGTCGCCGCTTTGTGCATGGCCTGTCTTGAGCAGCATGGACTCGATCAACCGGACCCCATGAAACGGGAGATCTGACTGTGACCAACCAAGTCGTAGTGAATTTTTTGCTTGGGCTGGGGGTTGGGGTGATGGTCGGTGTATTGATCGGCCTGATCATTATCGAAATCGTCCGGTTCTGGAGATACCGATGAAACTGACATTGTACGACTTTCTGCGCGCAGGGCACGTCAAGCGGTGGCACATCGTGAACACCGTTACCCAGCAGAGCATCGCTGAGCATTCGTATCTGGTAGCCATCATCGCTATGCACATTCACCGATGGGTGCAACCGGCGGGCGACGTCGAGCCGATGGAAACCGGTATCTACGCGCTGTTCCACGACGCCCCCGAAATCAGGACTGGTGACATCCCGACTCCAGCCAAGAGGCTGCTTCGCGAGACGGAACGACCCCCGACCACGGACTTTGGGCCGGCGGAGATGGATCTTTTCGAGCGGCTCGACTTCAACCTATTGCCGGAGTGCCCGTTCATTCCGGGGGGCGAGGCGGCCGAAATATCGATCATGTGCGTTCGCATGGCCGACGCCATCGAGGCGGCCCACTGGATTCGTGAAAACGGGGCGGGCCGGCATGCCGAGATCGTCGCTGCTGGTTGCTGGCGTAGAGTTGAAGACTTGGTCCACCAGTTTCATACCACGCAGAAGGATGCTGACTGGTACGGGGCCGTGAATCATGTGATGATGGCCCTTGGCATGCCGTACGTTTCCCAGGAAGAACGGATCTCGCCACCCTGACTATGTACTCTCGCATCCAACTTCAGATAGTGGCCATGCTCGTAGAGAAGGGGCCGCACTCCAGCATGTCGAAGCTTGACATGCTGGCCCGGATTTCATGCGATCGACGGTCGCTAAGCTCAGCCCTTCGGATGCTGCAGCGATACAGGATTATTTACATCTGTTCGTGGCTACGGACAGAGGACAACGGGGTACGCGCATACATTCGCCCCGTTTACGCGTTGGGTCGAAGGGCGGACGCCCCGAAGCCCGCTCCCAGAAGCAAGACGTACTTCTACCACATCAAGAGGACTAAAGATGATCTCGAAAGAATTCTTCGATTTGATGGATGCCACGTACCAGCGGCTGCTCGACCTGAGCGAAAGCAAGGGAATGGAGTACGCCGGGTCAGCCGATCGGCTGTCCAACTTCAAGCGGCTTGGGGTGGAGTTGTCCATGCCGCCGGAGAAAGTGCTGTGGGTCTACATGACGAAGCACTTGGACTCGCTTCGGACGTGGCTGCGGGAGCTGGAAGGCCCGATCCGGCGGATACCGTCTGAGCCGATCGAAGGGCGGATTGACGATGCCATCCTGTACCTGATCCTTTTGAAGGGGTTGATCTGTGAGCGCACAAACAGAGAAAACTTACCAGCGGCAGGTAATAACCTGCCTGAAGCAGGCGGGGTACGAAGTGCAGCCGATAGCCCACTCAAACTCCCCACACGTGCCGGACTTGGCGGTGTCAGGAATGGGGAGGCACAGCTGGATCGAATTGAAATGGATGCGATCGACACCGATCCTGTCAAAACCCCTGTTTGGCAGCGCGTCGTACCTGACGAGGGGTCAAGAACAGTGGCTGCAGAGCCACGGAGCCAAGGGCGATAGCTGCTGGCTGCTGGTCGGCTGCCCGTCCAGACATGTACTGCTGCCGCACGGCCTGATACCGGCGGCACGGTCCAAACGATGGGGATGGGTGTCGGTAGCCCCCGGATCGTTAGAGAGCCCGACGATCCGGGGTCTGGTAGACCGATTTACGCTAGTCTTGTACCGGCTTGGTCGATGATCAGGGCCTGCATCCGTGGGTCCGCATTGAAGCTGATGTGGACCCACCCCCCCGAAGCCGACATCGGGAATTCCAGGATCAGTTGGTCATAACCGACCAGCACCTTACCCTGCTTCAAGAACTTGAAGATCTGAGTCGGCGTGCCGAACTGCGGCGCTCTGAAGTCGACCGCTTCTCCCAGGATGTGCTGCGACGTGTTCTTGCTGCCGATGGCACGATTCAAGTCGGCGCACCTGTACCAACTCGAAACCAGTATCGGGACCCCGAGCGCCACTCTTACTTCATCAAGGCGCTCCGCCGTGACCTTGATCCGGTGCAGGGTTTCTGGGTCCGGAGTGTTGTCGATCCCCAGCCGTGCCGCAGTCTCGGAAAACACCGCCTCTCCGTAGGAGAAGTACTGTGAAAGCTTGTACGACAGTTTCACTGCGGATACCCCTTATAGCAGGCTAGGAATTTGGCTCGTCTTTCGTCTGCAGCGAACGAAGCTGCTCGAACCATTTCTGCACTTTCGATGACCAGATCGTGGCCTTCGATGAGTAGCTCTGTGCTGTCGGCAAGTAAAGCACCAAGTCGTCCCCGTTCGGCCTGACAGGAGGCGAGGGAATCTTTGGCGCCTCGACCGGCGGCGAAGGAATCGATGCGCTGGCGCAGGCCGCGAGCATTGGAATCAAGGCGAGCGATACGAGAATTCGCTTCCACGATTTGACGGTTGAGATCAGAGTTTTCGGCGCTGACATTTTCGAACATCCTCCTGGCTTCATCCACAGCGGTTTGCATCTTAGCTTCGCGTTCGCGGAACTCCTCGGCCTGCTTGAGTGAAGCAGCAGTGGCCTTGGCCTTGGCCTCGGCGAACTCAGCCTTAGCAGTTTCCAGTTGGACACGATAGAAATTGCTTCCGATCTTGTAGCCGACGAGCCCGCCGGCCGCCAGAAGACCGGCAACGATCACTAGCCTGACAATCATGAACGGGCTCATTGTGTTGCCCTCTGTTGCGGACCGTACCTAGGCGGCGGGTACGCATTCCTTTCCAGCGTATCGATGCGTCGGTCATGCTCCGAGTCTTTGGCAGCACGCACGGCGCTTTCGTTGCTGAGCACTCCGATCTGCGCCTTGATGGACTCCTGAGTGAGCAGGATCTGCTGAACCGCCTTGACGGTATCCTCTTGCTGCCGGTAGAACTGGCCGCCGTAGAACACGAGCAGAAGCAGCTGCATGACCAAAACGGCGACCCCAGAAATAACGCCCCAGAGCGGGACCTCGCGGACGATTTGTATATCGTTGTCACTTTCTCGGTTTCGTTGGCTTGTCATTCACGGTTCCCGAAGATTTAGGTGGTTGGGTCAATCTGTTCTTTTCGCGCCAAGTCTCGACGCCCCCGATAGCAGCCAGCGTGGTGGTCCCTGCCATCAGTTGCTCCCATGGAACGATCGGGGGAGCGGGGATCAAGATCCCGGTAAAAGTGCTGATAATGGTCGATGCCCAGAACGCCAACGGCCAGAAAACCAATTGGTAGAAATAGGCGTGAAGAATGACGTACGCGACTGACCGCTTCCAGTCCTCAGGCGTGATCCGGGCTTTGATGAATTGCCAGATCACAACGCCCACCAGAGAAGGAGCGCCGAGATCACGACCAACGCGATAACGGTTCCCCACAGACCGACCATCAGAAACACCATCTGGGTTTCAGGCCGAAGAGTCGCGGTAAATGCCCCTGTCTTTGCCAAAGTCCAGCGAACGGCTTTTTTCAAAGTTTCCATTACATCGTCCTTTTGGTTCGGATGGAAAAGATTCGACGCCCATCCATGTTGGGATGGAACGCCGGCCGGGGGGCCAGAGGCTCGCCACGGAGTAACCTGCTCGCGTTTTCCTCCGCCCCGTCAAACATCGGCTGAACCCGGTAGCCAGTGATTATGATGAAGGGACCGTATCTGCGCTGCGTTTCCCACAGCCACGTACCATCCGGCTGTCGCAGAAGGTACTGCAACTCCTTGCCCGAGATCTTGCGCCGGAACAAAAGCTTGTGATACTGGATCTCGGGGTTCTTGAGCCACTCGGGCTTCTGCATGTACGCGAGTGCATAGCCCCCGTTGCGCCAAGCCAGCCAGTACACGTCACCGAGCCATCGGCCAAATGAAGGATGGATTCTGGACCCGATGGCATACACCTTCATCGCCGTGGCTTCCTTGCTGGCAGTGGGGGTGGTCCCGCTGCCAAACGGGCTGACCTTGTCATCCGGGGTGAGCACCCATTCCGGGTAGTTGCCCCGGAACGAATACGCCAGCACCGCGATTTTCAGCAAAAGCTTGATGGGCAGATGAAACCACCTGAGCAGGCGGTGCTTGAAAGGTGGTTTGTAGTAGGTGATTTCGTCGGTCACGGCGGTGGATACCCATCAGGAAAAAAGGATACACGAGTCCAGACTTTGAATAAATTGACGCCGGAGTGCGACTGGTATGCCCGTCCACCGTACACACGTAATTGCGTCGCCTGATCGACCCTCACGGGCGTCGAAGTAAAACTGGTGATATATGTCGAGGCGACGCCAAGGTTGGTGCCGATTACCGTGTTGGCAGTAAAAGTGAACCGCATCAGCAGTTGCGCGTACGGAGGGCTACCGCCGGGGGCGCCCACTTCAACGGCCGCACCGTTGTCGATGGTGACGTAAGCCCTGTTGCCGTATCCGGCAGTGCCGCCCACGCTCTTGTCCCCAGTGACTTCAAAAGCGAAAACGTTATCGTCGTTCGCGTCAAGAAGTTGCCACGCAAGAGAAGTGTAGTCCTCCGCCATGTCAAATTCGTACGCGGTGCACTCGATCATCGTATTGACACCGAGCGCAAATGGCACCGTTCGATCGTAGGTGGCACTCCGTCTGTCAAAATCCAGGACACCGGATCTTGCCCACCCGTACACCAGATCTGGCGGGGCGTTGCCGTAATGCTTTATCTGCGCAGCAGTTGGGGTTTCCCCGGACCCGAAAGGGGGGTACGGATTGTAGAAATCAAAAGTGGAATCAGCGCCGGCCCTTGAATCGATGCTGAGGCTCATCAACGCACCGTAATACGCCCACGGCTCCGGACCGCCGGCAACCCGACGATGCCACCAACCCGGCTGGCGGAGGATCGTCATTCGCAGTCCCCGCAGATGAGCCACTCGTTGGTCATCTGGTTTACCAAGATGATGTTGATAGGCGAATAGATAACCCTGGTTTTAGCCGTCGAGGCATAGCGCAGCGTGGCACCGTTCGCGGTAGTGACCGTAACTTGACTGGCACCCCATTGCGCGATATGCACTGAGTCGCCAAGTTCGAACCCCCTGCCGATTTCGATGCTGACAGCCGTAGGGGTGTCGACCATCAGCAACTCATCCACGTTGCCGGGGTGGATGGTGATGGTCGCGGCCGTATACGGTACGAACCGGGGGCGCAGCTTCGGGAACGCCTGCCCCGGCGGCAGCAAGTTGTGGGTGAACCCACGATGAAGACCGAAGTTCATCAGAAGTCCCCAGCCTGAGACACGTGCGCCGCCCAAGCGTCAGCCGTGGTGCACGCGAAGCCGATCTCAGCGAACGGCGTCAGGATGATTCCGAGATTGCTTACCCCGAACCCGGTGGGGTGGACGGTGGCGCTTGTGGTGACCGCTGCGTAGTTCCAACCGAAGATAAAGCGCCACGTGTCTTCCGGAGTCTTCCGGAAAAAGAAGGAAATCACGCCGGCATCGGTATCGCCTTGCGCCTGCCAGCCGATGGCATCAACCCTCGAGCCATTGTCACCGGCAGTGAACAACGTAGTGATGTCCCCCGTGCCATCGTAGCTCGTGTTAGCCATGTCCGGCCCGTGAACCGCGATTTCGTAGCGCGGGGAATTGCCGTATTCTGCACGCTGACCCATGTCGTTCTCCTTACTTGATGCCGTATGCTTGCAACAGGAAATCCGGCACCCCCTCCGACCCGTCGGCAGGGGGATAGTTCACGATAGCGGTGCCGGTCGAATTCCACCCGAGCAGCCAGTACGGAATCGGCTCAGGCAGGAAGTTGTCGAAATCATCGTCGTCGCCCCATCCCTCCGGCCACTGCAGCGCCCGATCAAGGCCGTCCTGCAATTGCTGGTCAATCATGATGTTGCGATCAACTTCGTCTTCAGTGGTATCGGGGAAGTAACCGCCCTGATTGCGTAAATCAGTTTCTTGGATCAACGGCAGCACGCGCCGGATGGTGATCCGGGACCCTTCCGGCGGGGCACCGAACTTGAAGGTAACGGTGCCTCCATCCGGATTCCCGACTCCGGTGACGTCGTAGTAGGACGGCGGATAAATGGTGCTGACCCCGTTGTATCTCACGATTACACGGAGGTGCAGCAAATCGAAGACTTTGTAGGTGTAATCAAAAACGTCAAGAACCCCGTCCCCGGTGTAGTCAACGCGATGAACTGGACCGATCGTCATTTGGATTCCCTCGGCGGACCGAACAACAAAGCGCTGGGTGATGCATCGCCCTCACTCATGGCCACGTACCCATCAAGAGTCCGTTGCACCTGACCCGCTGGGTAGTGGAACAAGATGCCGGCAGCCTGATTCACGGTTTTCAACATTTGTGCGTCATACTGGTCTTCCTGGGCACGCTGGATGACTTTGACAGCCTCGCTGTAGAAGCGGGTTCCGGTAGGGCCGGAGTACCCATAGAAACCTTGTACCACGCTGGAGAACTCGCGGAACCCAACCATGGAACCGAGAATGTACCCCGCTTGCTCAGCTGCAAGTTTGCCCACCAGATCATCCTCTTCGTCTCCACGGAGCCCTTCCTTGATGAGAAACCCGAGAACCGCTGGGACTGTGTACAGAAGCAACAGGTCCACGGCAAGACGACCGATTGACAGGGGATCCTTGATTTCGGTTCGCCGAATGGATTCAGCGGTGAGGTTGTAGGTCACGTTGAAGTAGCTGTAGAAATTGGTCCACATCTTCATCAAGGGGCCGCCGCGCTGGATCTGCGCCATGTCCTTAACCTGACCGCCGCCCTGAGAGTCTAACACAGCCTGATCCGCTAACGCAATGGCTGTCGACTCCTCTGCCCCTATGGCCATCTGCTTTTCGTACATCCCCAGCCACGTCGGCAGGTCGGCGATCGTCTGAAATTTCATGATCAGCCAGAAATATGTATCGGCAACGGCGCTCATGCTGGTCTGGCCACGAACCGTGTTCCGGATTTCGTTAATCTCACGGTTGTATGTGTTGAACCGGTTGTGCATGAACTCCGACTTGGCATGCACCCACTTGACGGTATTTTCCATCCGGACCGCCCCCCCGAGCAACCGGCTCACGCCCTTGAACACCCACGGAGCGCCGATCCGCACGATGGACTGCGACAGACCGAGTGGCTGCAGGAGCGCCGTCGACAGGTTCCACCCCATGGCGGCAACGCTGACCCCGTGGCGCAGCCACGTTACGCTCTTTTCAAAAGCGGTGTCAGCGGGGATTTCGCCGGCCGCCGTATCGGTGATCGCGTCTTGGATCTGTTTGTAGACGATATCACCATAATTCTCGATAATGGCCTTCTGGATCTGCCGACTGCCGAGAATCTTGTTCATGTCGATCAGCGTCTCATGGAACGACAGATCGTGGATCACCTGATGCACATGCTCGAAAATCACACCGAAGTCAAGGCGCACGGGCATCTTCACACCTTCGACACGCGTCTTGGTGTGGCCGCGCTTGGTGGTGGCACGCGTGTACGCGCCCCGCATGGCCATGTCGGCTGCTTCCTTGGCCCGGTCCCCGTACGCCTGCGGCGACAGGCGATCCTCGTACTTCAGTGGGAAGTAACCGCCGCGCATCTCGCCGAATTTTGTCGTGACCGGACGGGATTCGACCTTCGGCGGGGCGATGCCGTTGACCCGTTTTTCCTTCGCCTCGACCGCAGGCCAGTACGAATTGAGATGGTCCCAGACCCCCTGCACAAACTTCCAGTCTTCGGCCGTCAGGTCGTCGACGATCGCCTGTACCTGATCATCGTTCCACCCGTACCCATTCTTCAGTTTCTCGTAGTTGTCATCGGTGCCCATGTTCAGGGCAACCAGCAACCGTTCCATCTTTGAGAAGGACATCCCAACGGCTGAGATGAACGTCTTGGCATACATGCCCTGCGAGATCAGGCCAAGAGTCAACGTGGTCCCTGCGGACTTCAAAGCCTCACCGGCCGTCATGTACGGAGCAAACACCTTCTGCAGCGCTTGCCCCGCCTTGTGGATCGCCGTGGCTTCGTTATCTGATGCCTCGTTGATGGGGCGGATGATGTACTGCCAGAACGGACCGCCGTCCTTGAACCCGTCGAACTGACGCGCGTAAGAGGCCAGCTTGCGGTGAGCGGCAAAGAACGCATCGGCGAAACGCTTGAGTTCCCCCTGCGGCAGACGAAGGCCGGTCTTCTCCGGGGTGGAGTGGGACTTGTTGGACCGGATCGACGCGTCCAGATCATCGAGAACGGCCTGCAGGTCGCGCTTGCCCTTGGACTTCAAAAGCTTGTTCTTCAGCTTCGACATATGTTCGATGTGGTGCAGGGCGTCCGAAACCCCCTGCAGCTGCTCGTACGTCATATCCTTGTATGAAGTGCGGAACGCCGCGTCAAGCAGACGTTCGTCTATATCCACTTCGACCCCGGCCCGACGCTGATTGTCGACCCAATCGCGAAGATTGGACCGGCGATCAAGCTCGCGATTGGTAACCGGTGCGAAGCTAAAACGCTCCAGCAGAGCGTCCACTTGCTCAAGGTACTGGTCGCCGGCACGCCCGAGCCGCTGCCGTACCGTCTTGCTGGTCAAGCTGGCCGCGTATTCGACCGTCTGATCGACGAACTCACGCGCCTTGGTCGCCTCCCGATACAGCTCCAGATTGAACAGCTCCTGCTGCTTGAGGTACGCAGCCTCTTGGAAATTGTTCTTGGCCGCTTCGTCGACTGCCTTGGTTCCGGCCTTGCGGGCCGCGACGAGGAACTGGTGTGGAGTGATTGACCGCACGGGCATAGCCGCGATCCGGGCCTTGGCCAGCCGCTGGAAAGTCTCTAGCGGCGGAATGCCGCGAACCGTCGCTAGCCCCTGCGTAGTCTCGGCCTGCTGGCGATTACGCTCTTCCTGAACGAAGGGGGCCACCTTGTTGCGAAGCGCCGTCAGCGCCTTCAATTCGGCGTGTAGTACCTTCGCGTGATCGGTGTTGGCGATGGCCGCACGCGCCTGCTCGTGCAGGGTTCCATCGGTCAGCGCGTCCCCGTATCGCTCTTTCATGATCCGGTCCGTCTCCTGCTCGACCCGGTCCTTGTAGTTGCGAATCGCGAGCATGGACTTGACCAGATGATCCCCGGACTGGAAGCCAAGGATCTGCGCGGCGATGTTCGGGTGCGTGCCGCCCTCGCCACGGACCATATTCATCGAACGCATGGCACGGAACGTCTCTGAGTCCCGGCCGTACATCTGCCCGATCTCATGGATGTCAAGCTTGATGCGCTGTGGCTCAGGTAGCTCATTTCCTTCCGGGTCCCGGCCGAGTCGTAGCAGGTTGTAGGCGACCACGTCCGGGCGGGCGTTGTAGTCTTCGCGAACTTCCTCGCGGACGATGCGCCGCTGCTCCTTCCACCACTGCTCCTGATAACGCTTGAACTGGAGCATCAATCGGGTCTGTAGCTCTTCGGTGGCCGTCTGATTGGCCTTAGCAACGGTTTCGCGGTAACGTTCGAATTCCTCAGGCCGCATGCCCGCCTGTTCCGCCGACATGAAGATCTGGTCCACCTGACCCTCACGCCGTGCCGCTTCGATCTCGGCATCGGTCGCGAACATCCGGTCCATGACTTCACGGATCTCATCGTTGAGTTTCACGTCGAGGCTGGTCAGCTTCCTGTACAGGGCGAGCAGCCACGTGCGGAACCGGGCGAACGCAGTGCGCAGGCCGGCGTTCGGAGCCTTACCTTCCATGAAGTACGCTTCAATCCCACGCGCGAACTTCTCGTGATGCTCGACCTGAATCCGATCGGCCGACTCTACCCCCATCCACTTCAAAATCACACCGAGATCCTTGGCCACCGCTGGGGAGTCCTTGGCCATATTCTTCATGATCTCAAGGTACAGGTGCCCCGACTCGTGCAAAAAAGTTGACAAGTCCGCGTTCTCGAAGAGCTGAATGTCGTACTCGTAGTCGCCGTACTTCAACAGCTTGCCGCGTGTGCCCTCCTTCTGCTCGTAGCCAGTGATCTCAATCAGGTCGTCGGCAAACACGACCATGGCCGGTCCGTCCGTGCCGCCGACGTAATTCAGGCCCTTGATGCCGTTAGCCAGCAGGTAGCGACTCGCGGTTTCCTCAGGCGACATCGACGGCACACCGTTAAATGTTCCTACTTCAGCGATCTCGCGGATACGGCCCGTAAGATTGTTTTGGTCCTCCGGCGTGAGCACCGTCAGATCAATCTTGATAGGACGGTTCAGATTGATTGAACGTTGATCACCCTCCTCGGGGTCAAGTGATCGTTCGGTGCCATGGTCAATCCCGGCATTCATCATCAACCGCACTTCGTTCCCAAAAATGTGACCGACAGTTTCTTCGTCAAGCACACGTTCGTAAATGACCTTGCTATTGGGGCCGGTGGCTTTAACCATATAGACATGTTCATCCATGGTGCCGAGCACCCCACCGTGCGCATAAATCAAATCGTTTACGTGCTTGCCGTTTAAAGCGCGCTGTGCCAGCACGATCTCGTCCGCGACACCTTTCATGGGGTCGCGCCAAGCCGACTTAAACGGCCAATTACCCGGCTCAATCTCATACGCGATGAGATCGTCTCCGTCCTTGATCGGCCTTCCTTCAAGGTTGAGCATTCGCTGCGCGATTTCGGCAGGGAACAGGTATTTCAAATCGTTGACGTCGAGACGCCCGTGCCACGCGTTGCGCTGGTCACCATCGGGCGTCGACGTCAGGATGTTCACATAAAACTTGCCGTTATCGTTTGCCTCTTCGTAATTGATGGTTTTGATGCGTTCACCCTTTAACGAATCCTCCGCTGACCGCGCCTCAAGAGAGGCCGTTGCACGGCTCATCGAACGATAGCGCGGGTTCTTCAACTCCCGGACGATGGCCTTGTACAAGTCACGCCCGGTTTCGATATCGTGGGTAACCATCAGGTCCTGCATTTCCTTGGTCTGCAGGAGCTTCCACACCAGTTCATTCTGCTGATCGTTAGGGTACAGGGACTCCTCGATTCTCTGCTGGCGTTGAGCGCGGCGATGATTGAAGCTGCCGACCCATAACGCCATCTCACTCAAACGAGCATCAGACACGCCAATGACCCGATCCATGTCTTTGCCCCACAACAGCTTGGCGTGTACTTCAGCGCCGTCACCCTCGAACACGTGCACGGCTTGCGGATATAGTTGCCCCCACTCAGCCATCTTGGCCTGGAATTCCTCATCGAGGTCCTTTGTGGTCTGGTTTTGTTCGATCTTCGTCCACGCGTCAGCCATTCGCTGCTGAGCGGCGGTTACCGGCTCCCCCTTCTGGATTCGCTCAAGAACCACGATGATGTTCATGATCTTGACGTAATCCAGGTCGGTATCACCAGCCGACATCGCTTCCATCCACACATCAGACGATGCCGTATCGTACTCCTTGCGCAGACGACTCATTTCAGTCTCGCCCCACGGCTGCTCCCAATTCGGGAGGGAAGCCTCAAGGTCGAGCATCTCGTTGTCTTCCGCGAGAACATTGACTTCATACAGGCGACCGGTGTTGATGACCTTGGGATCCGGCTGAGCCAGCACCGTTTCCAGCAACGTAACACCCTCGGTAAGAAAGTCCACCCGGTTCAAAGCTCGTTCGACTCCCGGACCCAATTTACCGGAGATTTTAGATATCTGATCTCGACTGCTAATCCCCACCAATTTCATCTCATTGGTCAAGGTCTGCTCAGCCGTGCGCAACCGATCTTTCATGCGGGACAGCTTGTCCTCCACCAGCTCGCGCCGCTCGGCGGAAGTCTTGGCGCGCGTCAAGGCGTCGAGCCACGTGTTGTCTTCCAATACAGAAGGGATCGAGTTCCCATAACCCGCTTCCTGCAGACCACTAAGGGTGCGTTGTCCGTGCCGTTGCTTGTAGCCCGCCGCCGTCTGCTTGATCTTCGCGAAATACAAGCCCCACCCGTGCACCTGCGCGCCTTCGCCGATGCCGATCTTGCTGATGTCGAACTTCTCGAATATGTGGCCAGAGCCGTGCCACGCGGGTTGGTCGAGCGTAAGCTCGGGGAACTTGAACCCTTCCGTGGGCAGCTGGTGTGCACTGGCGCCAGTGAATGGACCGGGGGCCTGTTCCAGCTTAGTCGCTCCCGCGTTCTTGAGAAACGACGCCACGCTACGGCTCGGGTCGAGAAAGACTACGTCCTTGAACCCGGCATCGGCCGCTTCCTTGGCAATCGATGCAACAACCTTGGCGGTTCCCAGCTTGGAACCAGACATGACCTCATCGTATTCGGCCTGCGTGGCGAGGTTTCTGGGCTCCGGCAAGTACACAGAAGAACGCCACTCCGGGGCATATTCCGCCAGCTTAGCGACCATGGCCCGCACCGCATCTTCACTTAAGATTGGATCGGGGGTGTAGTTGAGTCGGCGATCGACCGCATCCCTCACCCTGTCCATGAACTCACCGTATGCAGCCGGCTCGTTAACCCTATCGGGCATCGGTTCAGTCTTCGTGACTTCCGCTATTACTTGCTCGTAGATTGCGCTGCGCCTTCTGGAGTACGCAATCCCTGCTTCTCGACGCTTTTCGGTGAATTCAGTTATCTCGGTCTTGAGTCCCTCGGGGACCACAATCATCTCATCGGGGCTGACCGCACCCCGGTAAGACGTTACATCGAACACATAACGAACGCCGCCGAAATCGATGGTGCTCCATTCACCGACGGATATCGAAACCCTTTTGTCGTAGCCGGTCCACTGCTCGAGTTTAGCGACCGTTGATTTATTTGAATCCGGGTTGGAGATCACCCAATCACGAAGCGCGTTGAACACTTCCCCCCGATTGGCAGTGTAGCTCCACGTGCCGGGTTCCCCGGTTTCTTTATGTTTTTCCCACGGGGCGACGCCGTCATACTCGACTATCCCCCGGTCCGACAAGAACTTGGCCAGCGCCGGGTCTTCGGCCAAAACATCTTCATGATCGTCAAAAATTTCAGGAAGACCGGAACTGGTCAGGAAATCAGAAACAGCGTCGGAATTGCTGTAAAGAATGGAGGTTTCGATCCCCACGCTGCTGGACTTGTTCACCACGGAACGCACTACTTCCCGGACAATCGCCTCCGTCGCCTGACCGGCAAGTTCTTTCACCGCGTCCTGACCGAACAGCTTCGCCACTGCGCTCGCGACCCTGCCCAACGGGGATTGCATGGCGGCGACAGAGCGCGCGGTGTTAATAAAATCCCGACGTGACATCTTCGGCCCCTTGATCGGGGCGGCCTGTTCCCGTGGGGTAGTAGGGATGACGGCCGGCACCTGACTCTGTTCCGGCACTTGTGCACGGCGGAACGCCTCGCGCAGGAACGAGAACTTGGTGGGTTGTTTTTCTTTCACGGGTTTGGGTTGCTGCAGCTCGGTGGCCGGTTTCTGGAACGGCTCGACCCCCTTACCAAGAATCCGAATGGCGTACTGCTTGAACAGGTCCCACCCGGTCTGCTTGGGCTGGCCCTCTTCCTGCGGCAACCGTTCAGCCATCGTGGTGAAGAAGGCGTCCATCTGCTGAGCCAGAGTCTCAGCCGTGGACCGCTCGTACCCGGCCTGCTCCAACTGCTGCGTGATGTAGGAACCAACGGTCGGAGCTTCCTGGCCTTCCTGTGCCTTGAACTCTTCCTGCATCCGCTCGATCTCGGCCTGAGCCTGCTTCTCCAGTTCCTTCGACTCACGAAGGTTCAGGCCAAGAGGGTCGAACTTGAGCTCTGCCGTGAAGAACTGATTGTGCTCCGTACCCGCAATCTTAGCCGCGTAAGCTGCGGTCGGGATCTGAAGGTCATGACCACTAACAAGCGCTTGGTCGAAAGCCTCCGGAGATCCAAAAATCTCCGCAGCGACTTCCCTAGGATCGAGGTTCTTACCTTGGAAATACTCAGCGAAAACCGTAGGTTCGACATAAACATTCTCGATTGGCCCATCAGCGGTTATCTGTGCAGCCAGTTCCTGCAGCTTTTCAGGTAACCGTTCGCGCAGCTTGGATTTTTCGGCCGTCTCGCCGAGGGACTTGAAAAACTCGGAATTAACTTGGGCCTGTCGTGCGCGCTGGACGTCGAGGGCGAAATTGATTGATGGTCCGGGTAAACCGAGCAGCGCGAAAGTTTCGAGGGCCGACCTACCTTCACTAACTAGTTCTTGGGCGAACTTCTCGGGCGTGATCTGTTCGATGTCCTGCCCGGATGCGACCTTACCGATTTCACCGGCCATGATAGTCACGGCCCGCTGCGCTACTTCGATGGCAGTTTCCTTGGCCAGCACCCCACCGTACCTCTTGGCCAGATCAAGGAACGCTTGCTGCACAGTTGGCTGACGCAGCGCCGCTTTCACAACTTCTCGACCGGGTGCGCCCACCAGCTTATCAAGACCAGGGATGCTCCGCATCAGGATATTGACGGCGGTAGCTTCCAGGCCGGCGTTAACTCCACCGGCGGCAAGGGCGGCTATCTTCGCGACGGCTGGATCTAGGGGCTTACCCTCAGAATCCTTGAACGTCAGGAACTCGTCATATGCATGGCCAGCCTCTTGAACGAGGCCGAACTCCGCCGCCCCGACCGTATGGCCAGCGTAATAGCCGAGGGCAGCGGCACCCGGCACCGTGACGATCTCCTCCGGGACCAGCGCCTGCGGTCCGAGCTGGCCTGCTAACGTGGCGGACGCACCCCCGGCCACGGCACCCGTTAGACCGTACTGCGACCCGGCGTACAGCGCCCCGAGGATCTGCGGTAGCTGGCGGGCAGCGCCAGTCAGCGCACGCGCCGGAAAAGACTCGGCGGCCAGTTCACCGCCACGGTGCATATCGGCCCGGTAAGCTTCGAGCTGCTGAGTCTCTTCTGCCGTCAGCTCGCCAAACAGGCTCTTGTATCGCAAACGACCAAGCTTGACCTGCGCCCGCCCCTGCCCGAACGCGCGCTTGGGCGCGGCCAGCATCCATTGCATGACTCCGAGATTCTCAAGATCATCTTGCACCAGCGACAGGTTGTTCTCGTCAGTCAGCCACTTCTTAACGGCCGGGTCCGCGATGATCTTGTCGAACTCGTTGATCTCACGGACCTTCTCCTGCTGCTTGACGGCATCGAACTGACGATCGACCACCGGGGCCGGAAGGCCGGTGCGCGTGGACAGTTGAATGATCTTTGCACTGCGGTCCGGGTCAGTGGTGCTGGCCTGTTTGGCTGACACCCCTAACCTAGCGTCCGATGCCGTCTGATTGCGCAGGATCTCGTCGTACTCGTTGCCGGCAGCCGGTTTCGACTGGATCAGGTCATCGTATTCATTTTGCATTTCGCAGGATCCCCTGAATCCGGAGGTTGTACAGCTCGACCACCTTCGCGTCCGTTACCGGTACGTTATTGCGCCGAAGCGCTTCTTCAATCTTACGAGCATCCGCAGAGGGGATGTCGGCGCGCTTCACCGCCAAGCGCTCATCACCCTTGAGCTCGAACGCAAACTTCTTGTCATCCCACAGGATGCCGCTGCCCGGAACCTTAGCCTTGACCAGTAAAGAATCGACAAGTTCCTGGATCTCCACCACATTCGGCTTGCGACCGTGCGTGGACTGGAAGTTAAGAACCTGCTCGTCCACCACGCGCCGGAATTGGGCGACCTGCTTGGATTCAGTCTTCCCCTCCTTGGGGGTAGGATCGAGGCCGACGGCAGCTAACGAATCGTCGACGACCTGCTTGATCGTCCGGAATCCGTTAATCTTGTCCTCATCCTTCGCCGCACCCTTGCGGTATGAGCCCTGCAGCGCCACCAGCTCCTTGAACTCGGTGTCATCAAGCTTGTGCCGGTATTGCATTAGATCGGTCTTGGCGAACTCACCGAGCGTAGCATCGGTGGTTCCCATCGTCTTCAGCCGGTAATAAAGCTCCCAATCTGTCTCGATGTTCTGGCCCTTTGCCAACGACTTTTGATAGCTGCGCAAAGCAGCCCGCTGGTTGTAGTTCAGTTGCGCGACGGCGGACGCTGACAGATCAGCGAAGCTAGAGCCCCGCTCAATCATGTTCAGGGCGCCCATGAACAGGTCCTCACGCTCTTCCGCTTGCCGTTGCTCGCGTCGATTAAGTTCCGCATCTATCCTGTTCTGGACCAGATCGCGCAGCTTGGGGTCCTTGATGTCCTTGATCTTTTTAGCGAGCTGGGCCGAACTATTCTCCCCCTCTGTGGAAAGCAATTCGTCAGCGACGCGCTGCGACTCACCCCTCAAACTGGTTTCCTCGACAAGCTTGGCGGCCTTGGTCTGATCGTCGCCTTTGAGGAAAGATTTGCCCTCCTCGTAGTAAACCTTTGCGACCTTGTCGTTGTTGTCTGTGGCCGCCCGTTCGATGACATCCAGCAAGGTTTTCGAACGGGTCTGCTCAACCGCGACTCGCGTCGCCTCAGCACCGACCCCGTTCCGCTTGGCGTGTGCGATTATGGTCTGGGTCTGAATCTGCAACTCGCGCATGACGCGTTCCGGGTCCGCATAGTTATGGACCGCGTCGGACCGGGCAGTGGAAATAAGGCCCTCCGTCTCCAGTTTGTCGTATTCACGACGCTCCGCGTAGACGTGGCGCTGCACAGCGAGATCGACGTCCATCCGCACCTGCGCCACTGCCTTCGAGTACGCGAGCTTCTGGCGATCGGTAGTCAACTCGGCGGCAATGTCTCCAGCCGCCTGATCGAACTCAGGCATGACGGTGCTGGGCAGATCGAACGAGTCCTTACCCTTCTTGGCCAAGGCCCCCTCTTGGGGGTCGTACAGCATCTTGTTAGCCCGAGCCTTCAGTCGGGACGAAGCAGCAGTGAAAGCTATCTCGTCCGCCCTGTCAACTTCTTGCCTGACGACATCGAAAGCGGCGACCGAAACCGCCGCCCCTACGCCAGCACCAAAATCGCGGGGATCGGTGCGAACATTGATAGTTCCACCCCTGATGGGCTGGACCCGAGCCTGCCTTTCGTAGCTAGGAGCGCGCGGCATCTTAGTTACCCCACTTCTTCTTCACTGCGGCTGCGCCGCCTGAACTCCAGTACGTATATCCGCCGGTCAACAGGGTAGTGAACGCCTGATTGCGGCCCTGCGCAGCCGCCAGCGAGCCGCCAGCGCGCTGATTGAATGACTCCGTTCTGTAACCGTACGCTTCGCGGGCGGCGTTGTTGCGAATGGTCAGGGCGTCAAGTTCCCCAAGATAGGCGGTATCCTGTTGTGCAATGTCCGCCGACCCTTCATTCACATCGACACCCTGACCGGCATAGCTGGCCCGCTGAGCGCCGATAAGCTTGCGCACCTGCAAACGGAGGTTGTCCTCTTCGATCTCGCCCCGATAGACCGCGTCCTTGGCCTGGAAATCAGTGGTCTTAGCATTTACCTCCGCAATCTGCTGATTAACCTTGCCAGATTTGTAGGACGCGTACGCAGTGTATCCCGCGCCTACTACTGCAACAACCGCCGCCGTAGCTGCCATTATGTTTCTCCCACTCCAGCCAATAATGGAATCACCGCATTGATGGATGCGGGCAATGGCTCAAGTTGCTTGGTGATGACGCGCACATCCTCATCCCACGTAGACGGAACCGACACATCGATATGGCCGGTCTTGAGGTTGGTCGGAGCCCCCATCGGCTCAGTTTCCCGGATCTTGTACTCACGCAAAGCGGGGTCCTTCACTCCAGACCGAAGGCCGTTGGTTTTTTCCACCAGCAGACTGACATGGCTGATGAGTTTCGGCTTGGACCGAATTGACTGGCCCTGCGGGTTCTCGATCTCAAGGGTCTCCATCACCGACACGTATGGGAGCCCAATGTGCGCTTTCACGGCGGGTCGTGGAATGGTAACGGCTCCATCCTCAACGACATAATTTGGCAGGTCCACACCGTTCGAAACCACGGTACCGTCCGCAAGGATGGAAACCAACTTTCCTTCGAGATGATCCAGTCCGGCGAACTCATCGACGGCTTTGGCCCATGTCGAGATGTCCGCGTCCAAGACCCATTCGGGTGTGTCTTTGCTGGGCTCACCGTTGACGTTGCTCGCGTCAACGAACTCCTTGATGGTGACCGTGAGGGAATCAGTGAGATTGCCATCGTCATCGTACTGATAGAACACGATGGCATTACCCACGTCGGCTTCGGTGAAATACTCGGCACTGCACTGAACCGGGACCCAAGTCGGCATCACGTACGGGCCGCCGTCTATCCGCATCGTGATCTCCGGGTCCGTATTGATCCCGTCGTACGAGAGCCCACTGTCGACGTAAAAGCAATCCTCGATCACTTCCTCCTCGCGGTCAACCATCAGCTCAACGTAGCGATGAGTTACCCCTTCGATCTCCCGATCAACCAGCACGTACAGCGAGTCGTTCACGCCTTCGGGGATTGCCACAGCGTCGATGAACTCCCCGTCAGTTGAGTGCGGATGCCAGCCCCAGATTTCGTGCTCGCGTAAGTAACTCAGACCAAGCAGCCTGCCGTCGCTCATGACGACCCACATCACGGAGTACGGGTTCTGCTGAAACGTGGCGTGGAGCGCCGTTTTGTTGCGGAACAGATGGTCGGAATAAACGGTCAAGTCCTTGCCACTGTAGCCTTCCGACTGGACCTGATACCGAAGATCCCGCACGACGGAACCGCGCGCCTGCACATACACCACCGTGTCATCGATCACGACTGGCTCAACCGAAGCGCAACCGTTGTACGCGATTTGCTTGGCGTTGATCGCGGTGGGAGTGATCACACCATCGGCGTCACCCTCAAGCAACCACTCCCCGCTCTGCGTAAACATTACGGGAACCCCGCCGACTTCGATGATGGAACGCACTCTGGCCACCTTCCTACCGGCCAGAGTGAACGAAATCGCGTCGTCGTCCTGCAGCGGCGTGCTGTAGGTAAAGTTATTGAACGCGCCAATCCTGCTGAACCAAACCTTTTCCGGCTCGTTGGTGGTGGAAGCGAAGACCAGACGCTGCTGCACAAATGCGACCACGGCTGGGTAATCGCCCGCAGTCGCGAACATACTGATCTCCACGGGCGGGCCGTCTGTGGAACTCGGCTTCACACCAACATCGTTGTAGGTGGTAGCAGACGCGGTGCCAAGGTAGCGATAAACGCCGTTCAGTTTCTTGTAGATGTTGTATTCGATGGCGTAGGGGTCGGCCGTCCAAGTGATCACGTTGGGCACAGCGTCGGTCGGCTCCGCACTCGTACCGGTCGCCGACGTTGAGGCAGCGGATTCCTCGTATGTGCCGGCATTGACCGACGTCACGACGTAATCGTACGCGATCGCACCCGCCGCGCCTGGGGTTACCGAAACCGAGGCCGGAGGGTCAACGTTGGGACCAAGGGTAAAAGCAGTGATGTCCCAGCGGCCTTCGTCAAGCCGCACCAGCCGGCTGGGTTGAACTTCGTTGTGAACGATGATGATGACATCGCCCGACTGTTGGTAGTTGAATTCCCTCGTCTGTTGCGCGTTGTACGGGGTGGGGTATTCGAATATGTCACCTTCGAGGGCCAGCCAGTAATCGGGGAACAGATCGGGCTGCTTGTTGCTGTTGCTCTGGATGCAGACGTAGTAGACGTCTTCGTGCACCGTAAATTCCGACCGGCTGAACGCCATCATCGACGTCCATTCATACAGAACCGGTGAATCCACGTCAATCCGCACCCATGCCCCCTGCTTCAGGATGCGAAACCTTCCATCGAAGAACACAAGGCAATAGGTCTGGTCGTCGCTGAACTGGAATGGCACAAGCCTTACGGCTCCCTCCACTTCATACAACCACCGCAGACCGGCACGATTACTGACCCCTCCGGACTTGCGAACAATGAAATTCTCGCAGCGACGGAGGCCGGACTGATACTTTGTCTGATCGGCGCGTGCGTAGAGAGACGGGGAAAGTTCCCCGGCGGCGAAATTGCGTTGAGCGATCGATGCCATGTCAGGCCCTCGCCATGACCCATTCAGCATCGAGAGGAACTTGCTGCTGTTGCTCATTCGCATCCATAGCCGACGCCATGCTGATCGCACGCGCGTACATCGCGTACATCCTCGTAACGATTCCGGGGATACGAGACAACGGGGCCGCGCACCAAGCGAGATACCAAGAGAGAGCATCGATGAAAGGAACTGAGAAAAATGCGACATCGGTCACCATCTTGGTGTAACAGATCTGCGCATTAGGGCGATCGGTGTAAAGTAACCGCCCCTGATTATCGACGCCGATCTGGAATGGAGGGGGATCCGGATTTCGTTTACCGATTTCCGGGGCGAGAATTCTGCGAACAAACACGCAGTCATAGGGGTAGCGGTAAGAATACAGCCAGTCGTCGTTGGGGTTCTCTTCAATCAAACCTAACGTGGCGTATGCGGTGGCGAACGGCCACGGAAAGTCGGACAGCACCTTCTCGACCGCAACATCATGGTTGAGTTTCATTACCGCCGCTTCGTCGCTATTCTCATCGACGCCGACAACAAACTGCTTGACGCCGACTCGCGCTAGCGCGATGTTCCAAATCTGAACCCGAGAAGTCACCGGCATCATTCTCTCCAAAAAAGAAAGCCGGGACTGGCCCGGCTTTCCATGATCACCATCTACTGATTACCAGATCAACGGCGGTGCTTATGCGTCGAACTGGACCGCTGGGCCACCGAATCGGCCGGAGGTTCAGTCGGCGGTTCGGCCGGAGGTTCAGCCGGAGGCACCGGGTCGACCACCAGTGTACCCCATTTCGGGGGCTCTTTGCGGTCGACTTCGATGACTTCACCCGGTTGAACGCGACGGACGCCGTTGAAGATCGGGACATTAACCCTGACTTTGAATTTCGGCATCTGTCACCCCTTTCTATCAGGCACTGATGGTCAGCGCGTCCGGGTAGGACCGGTAGTGCTGGACCATGCTGAGCGGCATGATCTGCGCATCGACCGTCGCCGTGTTCGCGCCGAGGGTGTACAACGCGCGGAGGTACTGATTCTCCGCAACCGCCGGCGAATCGATCACGTTCTCGGTGAACGGCGGCAGCGGCAGAACCACCTGCTCCCCGGCGGTGAATGCCGACAGGGTGCGGAAGGTGGCGATCGTGGTAGCCGAGCCGAAAGCGGTGTCGCTATCGACCTGCGCCGCAATCACGAGTGTGCCGCCGTTGAGAGCAACCTTGCAGTTGACCACGAGGGCCAACGGCTCGCCGGCCGAGATTTCGCGCAGGGCCTGCAGGTTGATGTAATCTTCCGAGCCAACCGTGCCGGTGATGGCTTGGTTGCTCGAGACTTGTGTGAGAGCATCGACGTACATTTGGATTTCTCCTGAAGTTAGGTTCTCTGGGCCGCCGGATTACGTAACGTCGGCTTCGTTTTCGAGCAGAGCGTCGGTGGTGCGGATCGGGATGCCCCGGAAGCTGGGAACCCACTTGCCGTCGATGACTTGGTAATCGATCGACGCTGCCTTCACGGCGTTGTAGCGCTGGATGTCGAGCATCGTCAGCACCGTGCGGTTGGCGTAGAACACCGGCCGACCCATGCCCATTGCCGGGATACGGTGTATGGCCTTGATCATGTTCGACGTCAGGCTCAACGTCGCCGCCGTCGGGTCCGCGACAAGCACGGAAACGTCGATGTTGGCGATGCGAACCGCATAGCGCCAGTCGCGCAAAGCCACGCCGCACTTCCATTGCCAGTGATCACGATACGCCTGCATGCGGGCACCAGTGACGCCGTTGGCGTTCTCGACGGTGACTTCCCCGAGATCCTTGTGCTGAAGACCAGCAGTCGACCCCTTCGGGTAGATGCCGTGCACGGTGTTCGGACCCCAGACGATCAGCCACATCGAAGTGCCGTCGCCCGAGTTCGCGCCGCAGTCGATGATGTTCTGAGCATTCGGGGCCGACAGAGACGAGTACCGGACGGTCAGGCCGGTGAACTCCTCCGGAGCGGAACCCGAGTTGCCATAGAACAGCGTCGACGCCATTTCTTGACTCATCGCCTCGACGAACGCGGAGGCTTCCGACAGACGGAAGGAGGCGGTGTTGCCGTTCAGCTTGGCGAGATCGACGTCGACTTCGCTATAGGCTTCCAGCATACCGCACTGCTCGTCGACTTGAGCGGTCGTCGACTTGCTGGGCTGAACGCCGGCGTTCAGCAGACGCCACGCGACGGTGGGCAGGCCGGTGCGAACGGTGGTACGGTGGCCGGTGGGAAGGTTACCCTCCATGAAGGGCATCTCCTTCAGCACTTCGTTGCTCTGGGCGAGCATCTCCGCGATATCGGCGATCTTGCCGTCCGGATCGAGTCGCTTCGCAACATCGATCAGGGTGGGCATCGTGGTTCCGAGCTGAGCCATTTAAGGCCTCCTTAAGTTGGTTGTTACTGTTGAGGTCCGTAAAACTTTTCGGCCATGTCACGGGGCTTGCCCGGTCCACCGGCCCGACCCTCGTGCATGACATCGTCGCGCATGGCCTTACCAATGCGGACCATGAAACGGACTACTTCGGGATGGCTTCCGTAGCCAGTCTCCTTCAGCGCCTTGACAAACTCGGGGGTCCCGAATTTCTGGAGCGCCTGTTGCGCGAGGTTGATGTTGGTCTTGAAATCCTGGCCCTTGTCGCCGATGATCTCGGGGTCGGCCTTGACGGCGTTCTCCCAAGTAGCCACCGACGTGGCGAGGAACTCCTGCTGGCCTTCGATGAACGAAGCCCGGTCCTGATTGCGCTTGTCCAGCAGTTTCTGCGCCGCCTCGTTGGAAAGGCCGAGCTCTTTGGCAAGAGCCGCTGTTTCCTCGACGTCCACAGCCTGAAGCACAGCATTGTCAGGCAGCTTCAACTCATACTTCTCAGGCACGGTTGAAGCGGGCTTGCCCTCGGCGGGCTTCCCTTCACCACTGTCACCCGTTTCCGGAGGCGGAGTGGATTCTGCCGGCTTTGATTCACCAGCAGGCTCAGCGGTCGGGGGTGTCGTGGGTGGTGTTTCCCCGGCCGTCAGAATTGTTTCATCAGCCATCTGTCAGTTTCTCCAGTTCCTTCGCTTCTTGCAACATCTTGATGTACAGGTCCGGGCACGCTTCGTTGATGTCCGACCAGATGATCAGGCCGATGTTGCGCATACCCTCGTTGAAAAACGTGGTACTGTTGCCGGTAAAGCTGGACTTCTGGAACCCGGTGTGGTCGAGCAACCGCCACATGAACCGTCGACCTTCCACGGTCGACATGACCTTTATGAAATCTTCGAGTTCCTGTACTCTTTTGTTGCGGACCTTCTTCGCGGCCGTCTTAACCTGTTCCGGGTCCGCAGCGTTGGAGACAAGAGGCTTGGCCATGGCGGATTATACCGCACCTGCATCAGCTGACGCAAGTCTATCCAGTACGCTGTTATTTCCCAACTGCGTCCCGGCAGCAGCCCGTCCAGCTTCCGCGAGTTTCTTGAGGCGATCCGCATTAGCGGCCTGCTGCTCCGCTTTGGCCCGCTGATCGCGAATTTCCGCCACTTCTTCGTTACTGCGGACGATATACGGGCTGGTGCCCAACATCTCAGCGTACTCGTCAAGCAGATTGTCGACATTAACCTTGTCAAAGGCCGGCGGGTACACTTCCCCGACGCTGCGAGCAAAGGTAGCGAACCGCTCAATACCACCAGTGGCGATCAGCTTCTGGGCTTGCGCCATGATCGACAGGTACTCGACCTTGAGCGGCAAGTCCTGCAATTCTTCCGGGGGCTCAGGGATCATCCCGACGTCCAACATGATCGAGAACGTGCGATCGATCAGCGGGTCAAGCAACTCGTCATTTAGACGCTCGAGCACCGGACCCAGCATCAGCAACTTTTCCTCGTGCCGCTCCTGAATTTCTCTGGCCGTGATCTCGCGACGGTCAGACATCGTCAGCATCAGGAAGAGATCCTCGTAGAACGCGCGGGAGATCCGCTGCTGGTGGGCCAGCACTTCCTCGGACGCGTCACGGATCGAGAACCTTACCTCGTGGGCGGGGCGGAACCCTTGCTGGCCCTCGCGTACGTCGACGTAGGTGATGTCCCCCGGAAGCAGCGTCGCCTTTTGACTGCGCAAGCTGCTTGGCCCCGTCATAGGGGGATTGACCATCTTCTCAACAGCCTGCGCCTTGCGCTTCTCCAGCGTCTGTAGAGCCTTGACGTCGCCCAAAGCGTCCATTCCTGGAGAAGAACCATATGTATCTTCGCCAAGCACGTCCCAACGTGCACAAAGGATCGGAAACTCACCGAAGCCCCCCTCACTCAGCAGCTTGTCATGAACGCCGGCGGATTCGAAATAGCAGCTGCGGTATTTCTTGTACTTGGCGTCGAGCGCATTCGGGTCATACATGTCATTGGGCATGACGAAATGCATGACCGGAACCGGAGCCTCGAAGTTGTCCTGCATCCACAAATTTCTGACGGTGTGGCTGATGTTGCTGAAGTCGTATGTCCCGGACCGGGGGTTACGGCCCGCAAACTTCTGGACGACTTGCCGGACCGTCATCTCCATTTCCCGGACAAACACATCCACCAAACCCCGGCCACTGACCGAGATCCCGTAGCTGCCGATAGGAAAGGTCTGGCAGCGAAGGATCTTGTCCTGATCAGGCATCACGGACATCGACATGGTGCCGAATACGCCAAGATCCCCGTATCCCACGGGCAGCGTGTTGTACAAGTTGGACCGGGTCATCACGGTGTTCATCAAGCGCGTGACGTCGTGAAGCCACACCGCCACTGCTTTGTTCTTGGCCAGCGCCGGGTCGTACGTAGTCAGCCTGAACCACGGGCGGGCCGGCGACGTCACGCCAGCCATCATCCCGGAACGCAAGGTCCGGGCCGCGATGGTGGCTGAATTGTTGATGATCTTCTGATTGCGCTTGTCGCCCTTGTTTCTGTCGGTCAGATTGAACTGCACACGCCGGGGCAAAATGAAGTCAGCCAGCTCTCGCCAGTGCGATTCCCACGTCGAGCGTTCGTTTTCCAGCTGCGTCCAAAGCTGGAGCATCCGGTTTCGCGAGTGATAACTCGCTTTCCGGTCGCCGCTTTCCCCTTCTTCGAGGAGCATTTATTCAGCCTCCCAGCAGAGTGCTGCCCTGATACGTGGAGCCAAGGACCCCGGAGGGACCGGTCAGGATCGTCGACCCCCGGCCCATGGAGCCCTTATTCTTCTTCCGGACCCGTTCCGCCGCGTCCTTAGCCTTCGGGTTTTCGACGGGCGTCACCGGATCTTTCTCAGTGATCTGCTGTTGAAGGGCCTCGTTCTCACGATTCAATTGGTCCATCTGTGAGGATAGTGCGTCTGCTTGCTTCTTCGACGCCCTCTTGGCTACCTGCGAGCCGATGAGTGCTCCCCCTACTGCTATGGCTGCCGACACTCCCATGATCAAGCCTCCTTGCGTAAATTAGGTCAACGAGCCGATAGCCCATCCGCTCAAGAATCGGGCCGAAGTCATGAGCGGCTTTCACGTGGTGATAAACCACCTGCACACCGTCATCGGCCAACGATTCGTCAGCGTACTTGATCAGCTTGATTCCCGTGAACCCCTTGCGATAGGGCTCGTCGAGGAACAGCACATCCTGCACTGCCTGCAAGCTTTCCTTGTAATGCATGTTGTGCCGGACGAAAAACACGACATAACCGGCCAACTTACCCTCATCCCTTGCCGTAAAAACCCGCAGGCCGCCGCACTTTTCGAGGTAGTGGTATGCGGACACATCCGGGTCAAGAACGATGTCCTGATAGTGGGCGATCTCCTTCCAATGGCGCACAAGGAGGGGCGCAGCTTCTTTCACCACGTCCAAAAATCGTTCGCGTTGAAATTGCATATGCCCCTCCACCTTCCCCATCAGTCGCCGATCAGAGGATCAACGAGGGCCGGAGTTCGGGATCTCCCCGTGACCGATCTGTGCAACGGTCATGTGCACTTCCGGCAGGTCGCGCACGAGGCCGTTGGCGCGAACGTTCTTCAGGTAAGCCTCGGCCTTGGTGATGACGCGGTCAAGTCGGAGTTGGTCCGGCTCTTCCAATTTCGAGCCACGCGACGTCGACGGGCAGAGCCAGAGTTCGTCCCGTGCCGCCGTCATCAGCGCGCGGAAGCCGTTCAGGTAGTTGTTCTGCATCGGCGGCTGTTCGACCGGAGGCGGCAAGTCCACGCGCATCGGCGTCGTCTTCGGCAAGTCGAGGTACGGCTGCGCCTTCACGTGCGCCGAATTGGCCTTGGCTTCCCTGATGATTGCCTCCAGGCGAACGAGGTCGTCTTCGCTGACCGTGTTCGTGTTGGCGCTCTCGCACCGCTGGGTCTGGATGATGTAGTGCTGAAAGAACCCGTACAACCAGATAATGTCGAGGTTGTTGGTCCACGGCTTGGTCATATCGATAACGGTGTCAGACATCTTCTAGCTCCTGTCAAGTTGGGGTCAACGAAACCTACTTCTTCGCTTTCTTCGGTAAGGCCTTGCCTTTCGGCGTCTCCTTCTCGAATTTCTTTGCTACCTGCGGCAGCTTGGCATGCAGGTAACTGCGCTGGGCCTGACTTTTCATGGGCATGTGAGTCACTCCTACGCGGCTTCCTTGAATGGGTCCCATTCGGTTAATGCCTTGCCAGACGATGGGACGTACAATCCGGCAGGGGTGATCATCGCACCATCCGGCAGGCGCACCCCGTCAGTGCCTGCGGAACTCAATTCCGGTAAAGCGAACGTGACTGCGAGCGCGTCAGCGTGATCGGGCGACTCCCCGTTCAACTTCTGCTTGATCTGCTCCTTGTCCTCGATCTGCATCCGGTTGCCGACGAACATGTACGTCACCGCCAGCATCTGTCTCTTCAGCGCGGGGCATAAAGGGAGGACTGCGCCGTTCCTCACCCATTCCGACATCAGAAAGTACATCTCAGCCCGCTTGTTCACGTAACGCGGGTCGATGGCCTTCGACGCGAAGTTCACCGGATGCGGAAAGATGCTGATGCCGTGCAGATGGTCGATCGTCGAGGCACCATACCCCCCCGTGTCGTCGATCATTTCCTGCTCAGTCCGCAGCGAGGACTTGAGATGCGCTACTGCTGACGCCAGTTGGGGGCCTGTGTAGTTCCTGTACTCGTGGTACTGAAACGCCATCTTACCCTGCCGGGGGAACGCCACCGACCTGTCATCACCGAACCGCGCCACGTCGATCCCGAGTCGCTTTTGGAAGCTCAGGTACTCGGAGTCGCGCAACTTGCGCTTCATTGCTGCGTCGATGTCATCGGCTGAGAACAGGGCGTTCAGCGATGCCGGCGGAAATTCCCCGAATACGTTGACCTTCACCCATGGGTTGTCGCGCCCGTACTTCTCAATCTGTTCCCGCGCCCATTGAACCGACACTCGCGGGCTTCGCATCGGGTCGTCGGGATCCCCGGTGATGTTCATCACCCACCATAGGTTCCTTTCGGACGTCGACGCCCGGTACAGTGGTCCTTCAAGGTGCGTCGGGTTCCCCGCCTGTACGATCTTCGTCTCGACGCCGGATGCGAGAGCCGCTTCCGCCGCCGCCATCACCGCATCGGGAATCCCCCCCGACTCGTCCAATATGAAGAGCACATAGTCGGCATGGATACCAGCCAGCGTATCGGCCTGCTGCGTCGCGTCCCCACCCTTCGGCCACGTCCGCGCCGACATGAACCAGTTCTCCGGATTCTGCTTGTTGAATATCCGGGTCTTGGTCCAGACAAACATTTCCTTCAGCGCTGACGACCGGGCCTGCCACTTGGACATTTCCGGCCACAGGTTGTCCGACAGGTTGTCACCCGTGATGGACGTCGCCACCACCTTCGGGAACGGCCGGGTCAGCAGGAAGTTCCATGCCGCCCATGCCAGGAATGCCGTCTTGCCGGGACCCTTGCAGGCCTTCAGGGCCATCCGTTGGTTGGTCGGGAACGCCTGAAGCGCTTCCTTCTGCCACGGGTCGGGCTCGATCGTGAAGCATTCCCGTACGAAGGCCAGCGGGTCCTCGCGCCACCGACGTAGCTGCTCAGCCGCTTTCTTGGCTTTCTGGTTCCTCACACATCAGCCTTCGGCTTCATTGACGCCGCTACCAGATCCGCGAGCTGGACTGAACCGTTGACTTCCAGACGCTCCGTGAACATCCGCTGCGACCTGCCGATCATGTCGAGGGCGCGCAGCTTGTCGTGCATACGCACCTTTTTGGTGACCCGGCCAGTTTCATCGATGGTGACGTCGAACGCCGAGACGCTCTGCGCCACCCTTGCGGGCAGGCTTTTCACCGACTGAAGGTTCCCATCCTCGTCCACCAGATCGGCGACAGAGGCTTCGGAGACTCCGACTATCCCCGACAAAACGCGGTCCTCCAAATTCGCCTTTCTGGCTTCGACGGCAACGTTGTAGTGATCTTCACGCGCCTCGTCGCTCTTGATCCACCTGAACACCAACCCGTACGGGATATCATGTTCCTTGCAGATCTCCGCCAGAGTACGGCCCTCGGCGATTTCCTCGCAGACATGGTCCAGGAATTCAGGTTCCCGGAACAGGGCCTGGGCCTTTTCGTGCCGCGACTTGTACGTATGGGGGACCATAGTCGCGGAGCGTATCACAGATCGGCGCTCGTGTCAACTGAACTTTATGGGGCGATACTCGGCTCGGAGACGGTGTGCGTCGGAACGAAGATTACAAGACCCGCGCGGGGGACCCGGAGCCCCGGCCCTACCCCCCCTCTGAAGTCGGGGGACCCAACAGACTTCGTGCACGCCCCGCCGGCCGAGGTCGGGGACGCCCCCTCCGGGAGGCAGCAGCCGGGGTTCACGGCCTGCCGACCCGGCGCACAGACCGGGGTCGGCGACGCCGGAACCCCGAGCCGGGGTTCACGGCCTGCCGGGGGCGTCACGAAGTCCTCGCGTGCACGCGCGAGGCTGAGGGAGGCTGGCACGAGGCTTGGCGTCGCGCGATACGCGGATACGCTCGCCGATGCGCACACGTGCACCACACGTTACCCGCTGCCGCGTAGCGCACGTACGGACCGGAACAGAACGGCCCTCGGCAGGGTCTCTCTCGACTGGGAGTGTGTGCGTCTTAGCTGTTCCGCTGCTGTTCCGGCGAACCGGCCACAAACCCCGGCCCTCGGCCCGTGTTCCGTGCGTCTCTCTCGACTGGACGGGTGCCTCGCCCTCGCCCCCGGCTTCGTGTTCCGTCTGTTCCGCTCGGAGGCCCGTGAACCGCCGGCTTTAGGCACCCTCCGATGGCCCCCCGGCCGTGAAGGTCTGTTCCGCTGTTCCGCTCGGAGGCGGCTTTCCCGGAACAGACGCGGAACGGTCCGCGACCCGGTGCCTTCAGGCAGGCTTCACATACCGCAGGCGCGGGATACGCTCCGCCCCCGTGGCTACCGCTCGTCGGCCACGACCGACCGTCCATCAGCCGCAGACTTACAGCCGCCTCGACCGGTGTGCTCTGATTCGTCCTGCAGTACCGACACACAACGAACCGAGAGGATAGCGAGATGGAACAGCTTCGAGTGGTCTGGAACACGGGCCGGCTGTACACAGAGCAGGGGCAGATCATCGCCGCCTCGCTGCTTGACGACGGATCAGTACGCTTCGTCGACCGGTCCCGAATGATTGACGGCGTGATCGAGCGTGCCGACCTTCGGTACGAACCGTGGGACGACGCGAAGGAAAACGAGCGAGCCCTGTGTGCTGCGGTCCTCGACGCGTACGACTTCGGCCGGTTCCGTACGTGGATCGAACGGTATCAGGACTGGAGCGAGGAGTCGCTTTACGACGCCCTGCAGGCTCTAGCGCGGGGCGAGGAAAACAAGCCGAAGCGCTGACCCATTGACGCAGCAGCCTTGCCCGTGCTACACTCGCAGCCTGAGGGTAGCACCAACAAGGCACCTGCCCTTGCCGCCACCGGTCGGACACCGGCATCACAGAGAACGGAGAGCTAGCCATGACGAACGAAACCAACGCCACCGCCGAAGTCGTCGCCCCTGTCGTGACGGAGCCCACGAAGGCGAAGGTCGAGAAGAAAGCGGCACGTGCCGAGAAGAAGGCCGCCGCGAAGGCCAAGCCGGCCAAGGCCGCCGCGAAGAAACCGGCGAAGGTCGCCAAGAAGGCCACGAAGGCCGCCGCGAAGAAACCGGCGAAGGTCGCCAAGCCCAAGGATCCGAACGCGGTCAGCAAGTCCGTGATCCCGCTGGAAGTAGCGAAGCAGTACCACGTCGACAAGGACCACAAGACGATCAGCGGGAATCCGTCGATCGACAACAATGACAAGGTGGCGAAGCTCCTGCGCGGTCAGCCGATCGAGAAGGTCTACTCGCTGGTCGCCAAGGAGGCCAAGTGCGCCGTGGGCGAACTGCAGAACCGGTACGGGCACCTGAACGTGGGGATGCAGCGCATGAATCTCGGCAACAAGCTGCGCGGTATCCTGAACGCGGCGGCCTGATTCACTTGCAGTAGTCTTGCACTCAGCGCCTGCCTAGTCGGGCGCTGCAGCAAGGCACCTGCCTTGAAGCGAACCGGGCGCAACCCGGCATAGAGGATAGCGAAAAATGGTCGAGAACGTACGGATCTGGACCGTGATTGGTCACAGCGCCATCGTGGGCGTACTGCCTGATCTGATCGGTTCATACTTCAATCTGTCCAGGGCCGAATCAAGGGCCGAACAGGTGCTGCGCGATCAATTCGGCCCGGACGTCCTGATCGAGTGGACGTCTCAGGATCTTCATCTCATCGACTCCACCAGCGCTGCGCCCCGCCACCACGTCATCAACACGATTCCCGGCGGTCGGAGGCTGGCGCGGGTCAGGGCCGACGAAAACGCGGTGCCGTACGCGGGAAGGGTCGAAGTGCGTGCCTCGACGCTTCACAAGGAAGCAGGCAAATGACCGCACGTGCACCTGATGTACTCATAAATGCGGTGGACAGGCAGATCCGCATGCTCGGCTTCACGAACATGAAAGCCCGACGCGCTACGGATCTGCGCGTAACCTACCTCAAGGGCGTGCTCGACGCGTGCCTGCTGCTCGGCATCGCCACCGGCGACACCGTCTCGAAGGTGGAGTTCCTCGCAGCGATCGGTCGATCCGACGAAGCGCTGCGCCTGCTAACGAACCTGATCGTCGAAGAGGAGGGTAAGAAATGAACTGGAAACCAGCGACACCGCCGCACGTGGCAGTCGGGGTTGAAGCTGTCGTAGCCGTGGTCCGGCTGCTCGACGTACTCGACGCCCTCGATGAAGTTGAACACATCGACGCTGAGCAGATCGACAAGCCGGCGATCTGCGAGCGGATCGAGAAGCACATCAGCACCTATGCCGCCCGATTTGCCGAGATCGTCTACGACGGCGACGGCGCGTGGCTGAAAAACAAAGACTGCGAGCCCTTCATCAGGCGCTATTCGGGGTCGCCGTATCTGCTCATCTACACGAAGTTGACGGACGGCAGCACTGAAAACATTGCCACGTTCGAAATCAGGGGGGTCGCATGAATGCCCATATCGTGACGCTGCAGAACGAGAACGGCGCGTGGATTTACGCGCACCCTGACGCGAAGACCGCCGACGATGCTGCCCGTGAACTGGCGACGCAGGAAGCTGATTCCATGACCCGGAACCGGGAAGGCAGCTTCTCGTGGATGAAGCGCGCGTCGTCGGACGGGTACGATTCGTACATCGTCTACGAAGACAAGGGCGAGGGTGTCGAGGGAGCGATCGACAGGGCGGAAGCTTACGTCGACGTCTACTGCGTCCCGTACGGCACGGCAATTAACGTAGGGTGAACCATGGAGTACGCCAAGACAGCGCTGTTTATCAAAGGCCTGCAGGCCCGAGGCGAAAAGGAAGTAACGCCACCAACGGTCAACGCGTGGCGCGTGTTCACTCGGAAGTACGCGGGGCGCAGGACCGAGACGGATAGCCTGCGCCCGGTGGACAGGGGTTGCTATTCGTACTGGTTCGTGAAAAAGGGCGGCACGCAGATACGGGTGCAGGTCACGTTTAACGCCGACCGACCGATGGTGAAGTACGCCAGAAAAGTACGAGGCGACGTCATCGACCTGATCGCCGCAGAGGGCAAGCTGGCTAATAAATAGCCGATAACCCGCTTCGGCGGGTCTGCGCGGGACTGACCCTACGCGCACTGATGAGGCAGGGTCTCGATAAAGGATAGAGTGATGAGAAACCCGAACTGGCAACTGATCTTGAAGGGAGCGGTAGATGCGGTGTCACTGCCCGCGCAGCTTGAAGCGATCATCGACGCGGCAGGCATGGCTGAGGTACTGTTCGTGCTGGCCGCGATCGCGAATGAGAAGGCCGAGCACTTGGCCACCAACTGGCAGGACGACGCGGCGGCCACGAAGTGGCTGAACGTCAGCACCCGGATCGAGAACGTGGCACGCATCGCGAAGAGGGATCTACCGTGAACATCGAGACGACGAGATTCGACACTCAGCTGCGGGTTGAAGTAAACGTACCGACCAAGGTGCTGCTGCAGCTTCTGGAGCGCAAGGTTCGTGACCAGTACACCTACCGTGGCGGGTACGACCCCACGTGGGCGTTCAGCCGCGCTGAAGCCATCAACAAGGCGATGGCCGAAATCAGGGAGTTGCTCATGTGGAGCAACCCGGTGGCGATGGACGTTTCCGGATCGCTGATGACGCCCGAGCAGCGTGAACGCTTCGAGCAGCAGCGCTAGCGAATGCGACTGGACAGACGGCGCGGCCTGTGCTATACTGGCTGCGCCGTCGACCACAGAGAGGATAGCGCGATGGACCTTGAGGACATGTTCGCCCAATTGAAAGCGGAGAGAGACGATGGGAAAGGCAAGGCAAAAAAAGCTGCAGCGCCAGCTAAGGGCAAGGCTGCAAATGCGAACCACGTTCGTAAGAAAAATGGCTCGAGGGCTGGTGCTGGTGCACCTGAGCGGCCTGCGCCGGATGCGCCTGATCGGCAGGAGCGGCCGGGTGTACGTGCTGCGCCAGCCCTTGTTCCAAGCGCCCCATCTGGTGAGGATCGACTAGGCGAGAAGGGTATCAGGCCCCCGCCTTTTGTTCCCAATGTCAGGACCCCCGACCAGTGGCCCAAGAAACACGAGCCGGGCTCCCTCAAGACCGGCGATTCGGTGTGGTACGGGGAGGAGCGCTGGTGGATCGTGAACGCGCCGCCGACGTGGGAACCGACGTCGTTTGTGTGCGTCAGCGATCAGGCGCTACGTCCGAATGCCGCGATCCCGTCGGGCGTGAAGGTGCAGATGGTGCACGCCGATCTGCTGGAACTGGCACCGACGAAGCGAGGGCCACTGCTGTCGTCGGCTCAACCGACCAAGCACGCCATCGAGACTCGCGAGCGAATGAAGAAGGAAGGTCTGACCGACATCGGCGACGTGGTGGCGGAGAAGCTGCGCAACAAGACGCTCGACGAAGCGTACGCCATCGCGGCCGAATTTGTGAAGATCCCGGAGAACGAACTCCGGGCCAAGTACGTGAAGCTTAACCCCGGCCAGCAGCGCATGAATCTCGGTAACAGGATGCGTGGCTGGCTCAAGAAACACGGGAGTTGACAATGACCGACGAGGCGAAAAAGCCTTATTTCATGTACCTGCGGCGCAAGTCTGCCGGTCAACCCGGTCCACCGGGACCTGCCGGCCCTCAAGGCCCTACCGGCGCAACGGGGGCAACCGGCGCAACGGGGGCAACCGGCGCAACGGGGGCAACCGGTCCCGCAGGCCCTCAGGGCGACCCCGGAGCCACCGGCGCAACAGGGGCGACCGGCGCTACTGGTCCTCAGGGTGACCCTGGCGAAGGGGTTCCGACTGGTGGTACTGCAGGCCAGCTTCTGGCCAAGATCGACAGTGCGGACTACAACACCGAATGGGTCGATCCACCGGCCGGTGGCAGCGGGACATTTCATCCGGGACAGGTTGGGAATCTCGCCGGGTGGTACGTGGTCGATGACCTTGATAAGTTTTACAACGACGGCGATTCACCGAGCCATCTGCCGAATCGTTACGGGCGTATGTACTCGTTCACGGCACCCGGTGGCGCACAACCGCTATTCAAGACCAGCATTATCAACGGTCACGATGTGCTGAGGTTCAACGGAACCGGCCAATACATGACGACGCCGGAAACGGGCGTCGTATCGCCGCACTACAACAAAGACATGACGTTGATTGCGGTGGTGATCAACGACCAGACTTCCACGCTTCAGTCTTTCATGGCGAAGGCCGAGGCTTCGAACTACGAGGTCTACTGCTACACCAAGCCGACCGTCGGGCTTTGGACTGCTGGCGGGTCCGGGGTCGCGAACGCCAATTACGGCTCAAATCCCACGGCGGGGACTGCCTACATCATGGTGTGGCGGGTCAGCAACGGCAAAGAAATAAAGTGCTGGAGGGACGGAGGGACCGGCGTGGCTTCAACCAGCTTCAGCAGCTCAACCGGGAGTTCGAACAGCAAGTGGGCGCTTGGGCAGCGTGGCGACAGCACGGTTGGCAACTACTTCGATGGCGACGTGGCTGAAATCCTGATGTACGCCAATGCGTTACTGGAGGCCGAGATCGACGAAGTGCTCGAGTACCTTTCCGATAAGTACGGGATTACCGTAACGGCGTGCACCTGACCATGACGAAACCGAGCCCGCTGCCTTGGCGTAAAGACCAACTGAACAACATCTACGACAACGAAGGGAGGATGATTTTCAAAGCCTGCGCATTCCGAGAACTAGGGCAGGGGGTCCTGCCGGAAAACGACGTCAACGCGCAATTCGTGGTAGATGCGTCGCTCTTTGCAGCAATCATCATAGACGAGGAGAGTAGAAATGGTCGTAACTCTGAACTACACGGTGATGCAGCGCGGCATCAGTCGTGAGGATGTGCAGCGCGACATCAAGTACCACACGGGGAACGGTGATCTGGTCGGCTTCGTGGTGCTGAGGCCGGGGCAGTTCGAAGAGAACGAGTTGCCCAACAGGCTGTTTGGTGCCACGGTTCTCACGCGAGAGTTCCTATGACCGGTGCCGCAGACACTAGGCGTGCTTACGCGATGGTGATGGCCCCGTGGGAACTAGGGTATTTCACGCCGAACAAGTTCAGGACCCAGAATGAATTGCGGCGGCTGCTGGCCCGGATATGGGACGGCGAGCAACCGCGTCGACGGATACCGGGTTTGAGGTTCGACAACGTGGACCGATCGCACTACATCCCTGAAGAGCACTGCATCGTGATCGCGCCGCACCAACAGTGCTACGACGTGCTCATCCACGAAGCGACTCATGCGATCGGGTTCCATGACCACGGACCGAAGTTCATCAAGAAGCACATTGGACTGTTGGCGAGGTACGCCCGGTGCGACGAACTGAAGCTGCTGATGTACGCTTCCCTGCTGGGGTACAGGCTATGACACTCACCGGGATCTACGATTTTCTGGTCCATCAATTGAGGGCCGGCAAGAAGGAACAACTTATTCGCCGGCTGTCGAGGAACGTGCGCCACAAGGAAGACGGGTGCATCGAGTACTCCGGAGCGGTGAACAACAAGGGGTACGCCAAGATCAACTTCAGGGTCGAGGGTGTGGGACACGCACAGGTCTACGCCCACCGCTTGTTCATGGTCCTGATGCTGAAGCGTGACATCCAGAACGGCTATGAGGTTGATCACATCTGCAACAACAGGCGCTGTGTAAAGCACCTTCGGGAAGTGCCGATCGAGGACAATAGGACTCGAGCCAACAGGCGCAGAGCGCGGCGGTAAAGATGGCCAAAAAACACCGCAGCGCGGAGACAATCAGCCGCGCGGAGAGGTTCCTTGCCCTGTACAGATCGAACCCCCGGTCAACAGGGCGGTTCGACCCGGATAGCGGTAAGATGCACACCGACTACGAGGAAGCCAAGGTAGCGGATGTGGCACGCCACCTTGACGGCGAATTCGGCGTCGGCTTGGTCCCCATTCTCGACGATGACACCTGCCAATGGGCGGCCATCGACATCGACAATCACGGACAGAATGAGGACATCCCGATAGGGCCGGTGGATGAGAAGATCTCGGCCATGGGAGTGCCGCTGGTCGCCTGCAGGTCGAAGTCCGGTGGCATCCATGTCTACTACTTCCTTGAAAAACCGATACCAGCGGCCAAGGTGCGGGCTCGCCTGACCGAGTTCGCGGAGAGGATCGGCTACCCCAAGGCTGAGATCTTCCCCAAGCAGGCACGACTCGCGATGAGCGGGGGTAAGAAGCAGCTGGGGAACTGGATCAACTTGCCATACCTTGGCGGCGATGACACCGTTCGCTATGCGTACAAGAACGGGCGCAGGCTGGGGATCGATGAATTCCTGGCCCTTGCCGAGAAGAGCAGGGTGACGGCTGAGGCATTCAGCACGCAGCCACTGGTCGACCACCCACAAGCGCCACCCTGCGTTCAGCGGATGATGGTGGAAGGGGTAGGCAAGGGTCAGCGCAATGAGGCGCTGTACAACATCGTCGTCTACCTGCGAAAGTCCGAGCCCGACAACTACTCGGACCGCGCCCGGTCACTGAACCACGTTGTGTTCGACGCCCCGCTGGGGCGGTCTGAACTGGAGCGCACGATCATCTCGGCCGGCAGGCCGGATTATCGGTATCGCTGCAATGAGGAGCCAATCAAGTCCCTGTGCGACAGGGAAACGTGCACGAAGCGCAAGTTCGGGATCACGGCTGGTGAGTACGACGAGATCGACAAGGTATCGGGCCTGCCTGAGTTCAGCAGCCTAGTGAAATACCTGACCGACCCCGTACGGTGGGAATTCAAGGTCGACGGCAAGATGGTGACGAACATCAGCACGGCGCAGTTGCTTGACTGGCGCTTTGTTCGGGAAGTGTGCGCCGAGCGACTGACCAAGGTGCTCCCGATGATCAAGCCGCAGGAGTGGGAACGCCTGCTGCAGGGGTTGATGGCCAGTGCCCGGATTGAGGAAGCGCCGGAGGATGCGTCGACAGCCGGCATCATCAGGGCCAGGATGAAGGAGTTCGCGTCGAAGGCGCGGGACCTGCACATGAACGGCAGCGTGCCGGACCGGCAGGCGCTGCTGCGTGGGTTACCGATTACCTATGAGGCGGACGGCGTCAAGCAGATCGCGTTCAGAGCACAAGACTTCGTCAACTATCTGAAGCGGACCAAGAGTGAGGAGCTAAAAGGCGTCAACCTGTGGTTCGCGACTCGGGAGATGGGGCTACAGACGACCAAGCTGCGGGTGTCCACCAAGAAAACAGTGAACGTTTGGTTCCTGCCTTACGATGAAGTGATCGAGGACAGGGCGGATGACCCGGAATTCAGGAGCGAGCTGTGAGCAAGCAGATTAAAGTCGATTACGACGCGAAGTCAAACAGGTTCCTGTTGCGCTGCCCCGTGCACGCTAACGATCTAGTGCGGGCGCTGCCCAACTACCGGTGGCTCGCGTCCGAGCGGGCATGGGCCGTCCCCGTCATTCGAAAGAACGCCGAGGCCATATCGGCATCTATCGCCCCGTTCGCCGACATCAGTGCAGAGGCGCAGGACGCGATTGTTAAAGCCACGACGGTGACGATCGCTACCGGGGATTCCTGGCCCTTCTGGTACTCGTTCAAGACCGAGCCCGCTCCGTACCAGTTGACCGCCCTGCAGAAGCTATATTCACGGGAGTCCATGGCCTTGTTCATGGACATGGGCACCGGCAAGAGCAAAACCGCGATCGACATGGCAGCGGCGAAGCGAATGGAAGGGAGGATCGAGTCCCTGCTGATCGTTTGCAAGCTGAGCCTGAGGAACAATTGGGTGGAGCAGTTCGACATCCACTGCCCGATCCCGGTGTCGATCCACTTGCCAGACACTACGAAGCAGAAAGCGTTCGACAGATGGCTGCGGGAGAAGTCTGATTTCAAAGTCCTGATTGTCGGGACCGAGTCCCTGTCGGCGGGTCGTATGTTCGAGATGGCCGATCTGTTCATGAAAACGGCTAGCAAGCCGGCCATGGTGATCGATGAATCCTCGATGATCGCTGGTGCCAAGGCCGAGCGGTCCAAGCGCTGCGTCGCCCTAGGTCGGCAGGCTGTGTTCCGCATGGCACTGACAGGGACGCCCTTGCGTGAGACACCCCTTGACGTGTACATGCAATTCGAGTATCTTGACCCGAACATAATCGGGATCGGTGACTACTACGCTTTTCGCAACCGGTACGCCGTGATGGGTGGGTACAAGGACCCTAAGACCGGCAAACCGTTGCAGGTGGTCGGATACCAGAATCTTGACGAACTGATCGAGACAATCGCGCCCTACACGTTCCAGATCACGAAGAAACAAGCCCTCCCCGAACTGCCCGACAAACGTTACCAGCGGCGCACACTGGAATTAACCAAGCGGCAAAAAGCTCTCTATGACCAGATGAAAAAAGAAGGCGCGTACATGGTGAACGGCAAGGAACTGGTGGTCGACAACGTCCTAGGCCAGATCTTGCGTCTGCATCAGGTCTGCAGCGGGATCGCTGCCGAGCAGCACGAGACTACGAAAATCGTGAAGGGTGAAGAGCGCGTGATCCGGTCGTACACGCACGCCTTGATCGAAGAACACGGCAGCAACCCTAAGGTGCAGGAAGTGATCTCGATCCTTAAGGAAACAAGCGACCCCGTCATTGTGTGGTGCGCATACTTGCCTGAGATCAAAATGCTGATCGACGCGCTGAAGGAAGAAGGCATGGAAGATCAGGTTGTGGAGTTCCACGGCAGCGTCAGTGAGGAGGACCGGGATCTGGCTCGTCGCGCGTTCCAGGCCAAGACGAAGCGAATTTTTATCGGTAACGCGCAGACCGGAGGTATGGGTCTGACGCTGACTGCTGCCACGACCGTCGTCTACATGTCGAACACACATAAGATGGAGGAGCGGTTGCAAAGCGAGGACCGTGCCCATCGGCGCGGGCAGACCGTTAGCCCGTTGTACATCGATTTGGTGATGGATAGGACCGTCGATCAGACTATCATCAAGTCACTACAGGAAAAGAAAGACCTGTCCGACTTCGTACGGGCTAGGCTGGCCCATGCCACCCGTGCCGATCTTGAGAAGCTATTCAACGGCGACGCCTGAGAACGGCACTGGACAGACCCCCGCCACCCGTGCTATACTACGCCTGATAGGAGATAGCGATGCCTAAAGTTTGGGTTACACAAGAGACGAATCATGATTTCTTGCCGGCTGAGAAGTATGGCGAGATCCAGTTCATCACCGCCAAGGATTTCTCCTCCGTGAGGAATTCGTTGAACAACGCCGCGATGCTGGATGAGATCAGGTTCGTCGTGAACAAGATTGATGCCGACGTCGATCATCTGGTGATCGCCGGTTCACCGTACGTTGCCGCAGTCGTGTTTTACTGGCTGGGGAAACGCGGGGTACAGACGTTGAACATGTTGCGCTGGAGCAACCGGGATCTCGTCTACGTGCCCATCACCTTAGACCTGACGGAGAAGAGAGTATGAGCGACGAACAGACGACCAACGGTAGTCCGACCGACGACCGCAAGCAGGAGTTCAGGAACGCCTACGCCGGTCTTTCCCTGCTGGACCTCGTTAGCAAGATGCAGGAAGTCGGCGGCTTGAAAGAACAGGCGGAGGACAAGCTGAAGAGGATCAACGCGGCATACGACGTGCTGCGGTTGGAACTGATTCCGGCGGCGATGGAGAATCAAGGCATCGAAAACTTGAAGGTCGCGGGCATCGGCCGCGTCAGCCTTACCGGTGACATGTACGTGAGTACGGTCGCTGATCGCAGACCGGAATTTTTCGAATGGTTGCGCGACCAGAACCTCGGCGACATCATTCAGGAGACGATCAACTCATCCACGCTCAAGGCATTCGTCAAGAACAGGATCCAAACCGGAGCCCCGGTTCCGGAAGATTTCGTGAGGGTCGCTCCGTTCACGCGGGCGTCAATCACGAAGGGGCGGTAAGGCGGCCCTAACTGCCTTTGAACAGCAACTTAGGAGTAAGACCATGGCAAGGCCACAAGCAGCAAAGCCGAAAAACGAACTCGCGATCCAGAAGAAAGCGCCGATGGTGCTGGTTCAGGATCAGGTCCCCGATTACATCCGGCAGGACTCGCAGCGCGGGTCCGAAAACGTCGGCACGGAAGACATCGTCATCCCCCGGCTGGAAGTGATTCAGGGACTGTCGCCGGCCGTCAAGCGTGGGGACCCCAAGTACATTCAGGGTGCGCAGGCCGGCATGCTGACGAACTCGGTCACCCGCCAGCTTTACGGCGACTCCGTGACCGTGGTGCCGCTGTTCTTCACCAAACAGTGGCTCGTTTGGCGTGACCAATCGAAGGGCGGCGGGTTCGCCGGGGCATATGACACGCAGCAGGAAGCCGAGGCGCGTGTCACCAAAGAGGGTGGCGAGAAGGAAGGGTGGGCGGCACTCGACACCCCGCAGCACCTGTGCCTGCTGATCAACCCGGAGACGCACGAAGCCGAGGAGATCATGGTTTCCATGCCGCGCACCAAGGCCAAGATTTCGCGCC